TCCAAAGTCGCAGTTGCTAATGCGAGATCGAACCGCGTCATAGATTGGCTGATATGTGTCCATGCTACCTCCTAACGCTGCGGGCCTACTTCCGTCGCTTGTGATTCATGCTTTGCTTGTACCCACGAAGAAACGCCTCTTCCCAAGCACCGTAAATCACCGCGTAGTTCTCGCCAGCCACGATGCGAGCAAAGAGCGTGTCGTTCTTGAGCTTCTTGTGCCACAGCCTTGCCGCCACGTCCTTGATGTTGTCCATCTCTGCGCGAGTCAGTCGATTCGTCGTCTTCATATTGCCTCCTAACGCTGCGGGCCGGAGTCGAACCGGCTGTGTCGCCCGATGATGGCTCGGCTCCATGAGCCTCTTGCGTTCGACAAACGCGACCATCCCGAGTGGCCGAAGCCCACTGAACCGTCAGCCGCAGCTACTACTCAATCTCCATGTACGCCGCTACGAACTCCGCCGTCAAAACCACGCCTCGTTTTTTACCCATGCGCAGCAAATCGTGTCGTTGTGCGCTCCGCCGTGACACACGGTCAAAAGCTCGGCAAGCTGAAAGCCCTCCCCAAGCCCACAACTATTCCACCCAAACCGAAGAACTACGCCGCCCGGACCAACAAGCATCTTCATTCTTTTGGCGCATTCAGAATACAATCTGGCGCTCTGGCTTCCAGCGATTCCCATGTTCATGCCGACAGATTTGTAGACCTCCGACATCTGCCGTGGGGAGTAGGGTGGATCGAACAAAATGGCGTCGAAGGTTTGGCGGTTTCTGACAAGCTCTTCGAGAAACTCAACGGCGTCAATCCCGCCACGACCAAGATCGTTTGTAACCGTGCCGTAGGTGGACTGGCCGCAGAACGGATCGCATATGGACTTTCTTCCGACAAGCCACCTCTCAACAAAGTCCTTGATCGGCGGGATTGAAAATGTCCACGGGCTGGGCATAGACCAAACCCTGCCGAACTTCGTCATGGTCACTTCGCCCCCGGAAACTTCGCCTTCGCCAGCGCCTCGCGTGCGGCGGATTCGGTGGGGAAGTAGGAAATGCCAACGATCCATGTTCCGTCCGTCGCAAGGTCCAGTGTTTTGCAGCCAAATCGGTACATGCGCACGGCCCAACGATGATTGGGCTCTGGATCGCCAACATTGCCAACCCACACCGCCTCCCTCCACGTCGGCTCCTTCGCGCGTTCGGCGAGGGTGCGGATGCTTGTGAGCACGTCGCCAAGCAGTGACGCACACACGCCAGTCTTGAAGTTCGGATCGTGCTCACGCATTGCAGCAAGCAGGCAATCCTTCCACGACAGAAACGCTCGGCGGTGCTTTTCCAGTTCACCAATCGCGGCGGCAGCGGCGTCGTACTCCGACCCCTCGCGCTCCGTAAACCACGTCGATCCGCCGGTGGCCTCGCTCAGCGCGTGAGCAATCTTGTCCCATGCGGCAGGCGGAATGTCAGATGAACAATCGGACGCCTTCTCACCCTCCCCCCGAATCCACGACTCGATCAGCGCGCCGGGGATGGTGATGATGGACTGGCCGGGAGCGGGTGTGGCGTTTTCATCCGCAAAGCCCACGGATCCGTCGCCCCAGACGACCAGACGCACATCTTCGATGGCCTGAACAGGCCTAAATTCCACCTTGATCCCGTCGGGGAAAGTCGTCGTCTTCATGCGTTGCTCCTTGCCATGCCAGTTCGGCGTTCCATCTCGATGTCCGCGTAGGTCGCCTGTGCCTGTGCAAACATCCGCACTTCGTCCTCCGAGTAGAGCGTGCGCCGCCCCACTCGCACAGCCCGAATCCGCCCGAGCCGGCGGTAGCGTTTGATCGTGCCGACGCCGGTTCGGAACATTTCTGCCACCTCCTGCTCCGTGTGGTACTTCACTTGGAACCTCCGACGTTCACCACCTGGCCGTACAGCTCGCGCAGCCAGCCCGGGTCGCGCACCCATTGCTTCTTGCAGCGCTTGACCAACTCGTCGTTGGTTGCCTGGCGCTTCGGCTCGATGATGAGCCATGTCGTCGGCACCATGCGTCTCTCCGTCAACACCCTGCCCCACTGAACGCCGCGGTCGTTGACGAACACCCCTGCGTCTTCAAGCCCGTCGATGGTGTGCTTGAGCGACGCGATGATGTTCTGGGGGTCCGACCAGACGCCGCGGCACTTGCAGACCACCACGGTGACGATCGCCTCGGCCATCGGGCGCTTCCACATGAAGCTACCAGCCGTCGTCGCCTTGCCGAGCGCGTTGAGGCCCACCAGTTGCGCGTGCCGGCGCACCTGCTTGCCGACCTTGGCCTTGGTCATGTAGTGCGCCCGCGAGTTCGGACTGAGCACCGACGGAATCTGGCCCACTCGCAGCGCCAGCAACTCGGCGTGCAATGCGGCTTGCCACAGTTCCGCTGGCAAGGCGTGCAACTCCAACGAGGTCAGCGTCTGCAAGTCGCCGTAGATCCTGGGCTCGCGCGGTCCCGAGCCAGGCGGCGAGTTCGAGGAGCCTGTTGAGGTCGTGGGGTCGGTCGAGTGCATCGGCAAGTTCCTTCATCCACCGCGTGTTGGCGTGGCGCAGTTCGCGCACAACTTGGTCGTCAGACATTGGCGGGGCGTTTCCATCCGTTCGCAGCCAGCGCGTCGATCGCGCGCTTGGCGTCCTCGAACGACATCTCGGTGTTGAGCCCGTACTTCTTCAAGAGCTTGGCCTGCTTGTACGAACAGACGCCAGCACGAAGACGGCGGTAGATTTCGTTGCTGATCTTCTTGGCGTCCGCGGCGTTCATGGTCGTGGCGTCGATGCCCCACTTGGCGAGCCACGCCGTCTGCTTCGAGCTGGCTGGCGTCATCGCGGCCCACGAAGACTGGGGGGCCGGAGTCAGGTCGAGCACGGAGAACGGCGACACGCTCTTGACCGTGTAGCTGACCTCGGCACGGATGCCGCGGCGCCGATCGCGCTCTGCCTGCTCACGCTCGCGCCGTTCGCGTTCCTCAGCCTCCATGGTCTCGGCATCACGAAGGACGCGCCGAACCTCGGTCGGATCTCCGCCGGCGTCGGCCAGCATCTTGCGGGCACGCTCCACCACCTCGGGCGGCGAGCCGTCTCCGAGCACGTCGATCGAGCTGACGAGCGTGTGTCGTCCGCAGTTGCCAACGAAGTCGAGGATGAGCACGTTCGGCTTGGCGCTCGAACGAATCCTGGCCACTCGATCCTCGGGATCGTTTACGCCGTCGATCACGCCCGGCAAGACCCTGGTGCCGCGGCCGAGGCATTGCGCATACAGCGGCCTGCTCTTGGTCGGTCGGGCCATGACAACACACCCGATGCCAGGATCGTCGAAGCCCTCGGTGGCGACGCCGACGTTGCACAGGAATCTGAACCGCCCATCGGCGTAGTCCCGGAGCATGGCGCGCCGTTCGTCGCCTGGCGTCTCTCCAGTCAGGAGTCGCGCCGACCCGGGCTCGTACCTGTCCAGAACCTCCGCGAGCTTGTCGGCCTGGGCCACGCTCGCCGCGAACACCAGCGTCTTGCGGCCCTCGCTCCGCTCGATGGTGGCCTTGGCGATCTCGTGCAGCGGCTTCTCAGCTTCGAGCACCGCGGCCAGCTCGTCGGGCGCGAAGTCGCCGTTGCGGGTGCTGATGCCACTGAAATCCAGCCCCTCGACGTACACCATCTCCTGCTTCACGTCCACAAGCCAGCCGAGCATGATGCCGTCAAGGATGCCCAGCTCGTAGGCGATGCTCTTGAAGATGTGCCCGAGCTTGGTGTCGTCCGAGCGGTCGGGCGTCGCGGTCACGCCCAGCACCTTGGCCTTGGGGTGCTGCTTGATCCACTCAATCACCGCCTGGTAGCTGTCGGCGGTTGCATGGTGCGCCTCGTCGATGACGAGCAGCTTGAAGTCGTCGGCGTTGAAGCGGTCGATGCGCTTGTTGCCGTGTCGGCCAGCGGCCAAGGTCTGGACCGTGGCGCAGACGATCGGGCTCGGCATCAGCCCCTCGTTGGCGCGAAGGTCGCCCATCTCGATGTCCGGCATCACGCCGCAGACCTGCTTGAACTTGTCGCGGGCCTGAAAGATCAGCTCCTGCCGGTGCGCGATCATGAGCACGCGCCCGCCGCGCTCCACCGCCAGCTTGGCGACGTGCGCGAAGGTCACGGTCTTGCCCAGTCCCGTGGCGAGAACCAGCAGGGTGGAGTCGTGCGTTTGCAGCTCGCGGCAGACCGCGGCCACGGCCTCGCTCTGGTAGTCGCGGAGCTTCAACGCTTGCCTCCGCGCGTCGTGGGCTTGCGAGGCTTGGCCGTGTTCCGAGAGATCCGCCGCAGAATGCTCGCAATCTGCTGCGTGTTGTGGCAGGCGAGAACGGCGTTGATCCGCCTGAGTTCGTCGCGAATGTCCATGAGGACCGCGGCCTGAATCGTGTCGATTGAGCACTGAAACCCACCCTTGCCGTTTGGCTCGGCATTGTTGAGATTCCAGTCGAGGTCCTTGTGTCGCGCCATCGGTCACTCTCCCCTCTGCCGGGCGGCCATGTCGGCCACCTGCTTGGTCCACCACCCGCGTCCGCCGCACTTCTTGCAGCCCGCGCCGTCGCACTTCTCGCAGACCGCGTGCGGGCGCTGGTGCTTCACGATCTCCCGAAGGTCGCGGAGCGGCTTGCGGTACTGCGCGCCGTCGGCCTGCCCAAGCCCCTCTCCGCCCGGCAGCCCAGCCAGTCGATCAAGCTCGTCCTCCACCTGGCTCGCCATCTTGCCAGCCGCGGTCATCGCCTCGGCGGTGGACCAGACCACAAGCAGGTTGTCGGGCACGGCTCGGCCCGTCGCGTCCTTCACCGCGGGCGCAATGGGTCTTGGCGCCGGCTCGGGCTCGGGCCCGGCTTCGCAGTGGGTCTGCCCATCGGGGAGGTCAAAGTTTTCATCGGGGTCTGGTGCCGAGGTGTCAACGTTGACACCCTGCGCCCTGGGCTCGGGCTTCGCCTTGGCTCGGGCCGCCACGATGCTGCTGACGAAGGTGTTGGACACGCCCACCCAGTCGGCGATCTTGCGGGCGGACCAGCCCTCGGCGTCGGGCGAGTCCAACACGGCCAGCACCGCGCGGCGCTTTTCCTCGAACGTGCGACGCAGGCCGTGGTTGCGGTTGCCGCTCGCGGCCACAAGCTTGGCCGTCTCGATGTCGCCGTCCTGAATGGTCGCGTTCAGGTACTCGATTTCGGCCATCACCGCGGCGGCGTAGCGATGGTTGCCGTCACAGACCCACATTGTGCCGTCTTCGCCACGCACCACCATGATCGGCGGCCACGTCTTCCAGGCGTCGGGCGTCAGCGCCAAGCGCTCGGAGTATTCCGCCACCACCTCCTCGTCGATCGCTCGCATCATCACGTCGGCATGACGGGTCAGGTCAGCAACTCGCACGGCCTCGGTCTTCACGCCGCACCGCCTTCAGTGGCGCTGGGCGCTTCGACGCCTTCAAGCCGCTTCATGGCTTCCGCGTACACCTCGTCCCGCTTCGCCCGCTCCAGCATCTGTGTCACGTTGTTCATCGTCATGGATTGGCCTCCAAACCGGCGCGAGATGTCTCCACCACGCGCCGGCGCGACAAGAGAGAGAGAATCAGTTCGCGTCCTCGGGAACCTGCTCGACCACGCGCTCGGGCTTGCGCACCGTTCGGCCAGCCGTCTTGGGCGGCGTCGTCTGCACCGGCGCAGCCTTTGCCTCGTGAAGCTGGCGGAACTCAGCCAGCACCGTCTTCACGCGGTCGCTGATCGCCGCGGGCCAGTCGCCCACCATGCCGCCAACGGCGTGCGGGTCGGCCCCGTCTTCAAGCATCCTCGCGCGAAGGTCGTCAACGCTCAGCCCGAACTCGCGCAATCGCTGGTGGATGCGCTCGACCAACAGCACTGTGCCGTTCTCGATCTTGAGGCTCGAAAGAGTCTCGTCGCGGGACTCGTCGGCATCGGGGTCCGGCTCGTCGTCCGATGCCATGTTGAGCATGAGAAGCTGACCGTACTTGCGGGCCGAGGTCGTGGCCTTGAGGACCGCCTTCTCGATCGAGCCGTCAGCGCCGCCGCCCCAGGTCGTAATTTCGACCCACTGGCCCGACGAATGAACCGCTCGCGTCACCGCACGCACCGACACCACCTTCTGCACACCCTGCTGCTTGGTGGCAACGTCGGAGTGCTCCTTGGTCTCGGCAATGGAGGCCAGAACGTGGATGCCCTGCTCAGCCAAGTCCGCGGCGCTCTCGCGGATGATGTCCTGGATCTGCACGTAGTTGTACTTGTGGAACGCGTTCTTGCCGCTGCGCCCGATGACCTTGATGGTCTTGCGGGCCTTGGCAAGTGCCGCCACCAGCTCGTTGATGTGATCAGAATGAACGATGCTCACCAGCCACCTCCGTCGATGACCACGCTGCCGCCCGTGGTGTTCGGTGCTTCCTCGAACTGCTTTCGTGCCCACAAGGGCAGGCCCAGCGTCTGGACTCCCGAGCCGTACCCGGGCCAAAGGTCGTGTTGACGGCACGCCTGGAATCGAGCCAGAAGCTCGTCAACCTGGACACGCGCGATGGCGCGAGTCTCGGGATCGAGCCGAACCAGCAGCGTCAGATAGGGCTCCACGCTCTCAACGAACACGAACAGCATGGGCTGCGGATCGACGCCGGCGCACGCCTTGATGCCGCGCTCGTACCACTCGGCTTGCAAGTGGTAGCCGTAGTTGTGGACGGCCTGCTCAACCGCCTTCGGATGGGCGGAAGCACACGTCTTCACGTCGATGAGCAGCCCGTCGGTCTCGCGGAATCCGTCAACCTGTCCCTTGGCCGCAACAGTCGAGCCGCGGCACGCCTCGCCCCAGAACATGGGCATCTCAACGTGAGTGAGCCCGCGAAGCACGTCGGCGGTCTCAGGGTCCGACCGCAGCGCGTGCTCCATGACCGCCACCTGCCCGGCCTGTTCAACCGTGATGACAGTCTTGCCGGCGGCCTCGTGGACGAACTTCTCCCACGCTGCCTTGCCTTCCTTGGTGCGACGGTCCACGTTCGGCGCCACCACGATCAGCTCGTCGTACTCGGTCGGACGCAGAAGCCGGGCGTGAAGCGCCGTGCCGAGCGCCATCTGCGGCGTCGGCTCGTCCTTGGTGCCGACCATAGCGGCGTTGACGTGCGCCATGGACTTGAGCCCGTGCTTCAACGTGCTGATGTTCAGCGCGTCGATCTCGCGGTACTTGGCGCGAAGGTCCGGTCGGAACTCTCCGAACGTCGTAATCATGCCGCACCTCCGCCCGCCGGCGCGTCGAACAGAGGCATGGCGTGCGTTGCATCCGTCAGACGAACTCGCGTGTATTCCTTCATGCTGGTCTCCTTGGGGTTCACCACGGCCCGGTGAACTCGTCGAATCTCTCAGGGTCAGTCGCCGGGTCCGTGGCTTCGATGTCTTCGATCAGTCGATGGGCCGCACGCCATGCTCGGGGGCTTGGTGTTGAGCCCTCGCCGGTCATCGCGGCGAACGCCGCCGCCGCGCTTGCCACGGCGACGCCATCTGTGCCAGCGCCAGCAGGTCGATCCTGCGACGTTCCGGCAGTTTTTCCAGCGCCGCCAGCGCCGCGTCGATCACCGTGGAGCAGGGAAGCTTGAACTTCGCGCTCTGGTCCAGCAGCAGGCGGTGTGAAGCCTTGGAGATTCGGACGGTCTTCGGGTCGGGTCGGGTGTTCATGGTTCATCATGGTACACGATCATCGACCGTTCGTGTACCAAGCGTTTACTGAAAAGGGAAACATTCCCATAACGCTTTGAAGGATTTGGACTTGCGAATGTGGACAACTCCCATACGCTTGCGGCATGAACACTGAAACCAGCAAGCAGGCCGGGCTTGGCGCGTGCGTTCGGCGGCTGCGCGAGCGCGACGGCATCGGCATGAATGAGCTGGCGCGCAAGCTCGGCTGGGCTCCGGCCTTGTTGAGCAAACGCGAGCGCGGTCTGCTCCGCATCAAACCCGAGCACCGAGCGCAGATTGCCAAGGCGCTGGGCATGACGCTGGCCGAGCTGGATCGGGCTTGGAAGCAGGGAGCTTTGCCAGCGGGCGAGGCGTCCGCGGGTTCGCCGGATCACTGGGCCGGGTTTGATGACGGCGGCGTGGGCGTGGCCGAGCCGGGATCAAATCTGGCAACGATCCGTGTTCGTGGCGATTCGATGGAGCCGACGCTGCTTGACGGCGACGTGTGTCTGGTGCGCATGATCGAACAGACTGAGCGCGTGGCCGACGGCTCGGTGGTGTGTGCCTGGCTCGGCAACGATGCGGCCACTCCGGGCGGCATGTTTGCCCGCTGGTTCGGTGTTGGCGCTACGGTGGTCGAGCTTGCCAAGGACAACCGCGCCTTTCGCAACCTGACCGTCAGCCGAGTCGCGGTGGTCCGGCTTGGCGTGGTCGTCGAACGTCGCACAAGGAGCCTGTGATGCAGTTGCCCCCAAACGGATCGGTCCGCGTCAACTGGGTTCGACTCTTGCTGGCGGCCTCCGTGGCCATCGCTGCGCTGTGGTGGGGCTCAGCCGCGATGATCGTGCGGGGCCGATACGCCGAGCCGCTGGCGATGCACTCGGTGGTCGGCGTCGCCCTGACGCTGCTGCCGTGGTGGACCGCGCTCGTGGTGGTCTTGGCCCGCCGGCGCCGCTGATTGGGGCACTTTTGGGGCACTGTGTGCGCAAGTGAGTGAACGCGAGAGAACGGTACCGAACACGCATTTGCCGTGATTTCACGCACAAACCGCGTTCTGATGTTCGGGTGGCCGATGGCCGGTTCGGTTTAGGAAACCGCCGCTCTATCCAGCTGAGCTACGGCCGCAAACAATTGTCAGGACGGGACTTGCGATGCTCTCTCCATCGACATGTCGATGGCTTTGGGGCGAACTTGGGGCACTGCGCCCGTGACGCGGGCTAGGGTCTCGGGGAGGGTGGTGTGATAGTGTGCCGCGGCCACGGTGGGGTCGTGCCCAAGCCACTTGCACACGTCCATCGCTGGCAACGTCGCCAGCCAGTCGGACTCACAGGACTTGCGCAGGGTGTGGAACGGCTTGCCGTAGGGCTCGATGCCGGCCCGTGCCCGCAGCGCCTCCATCTGGCGGTAGGTGTTGTTGCCGCCGATCGGAGCGACGGACTGCTCGCCGGCGGGCAGTCGGTGCTGCACAGATTCCAGGATCTCGGCGAGCCGTGGCGTGATGGGAACCAGCCGGGTGCGCTTCTTGGTCGTCTGTGCGCCTTCGTGTCGAACCGTGAGGGTCCGATGCACCAGGTTCACGTCGGCCCAGGTCAGCGACCGGATCTCGTTGATGCGAAGCCCAGCGAACCGTGCGAGAGCAATGGCGGCCTGCCACTCGGGCCGTGCGGTGGCGTCGATCAGCTTCTCGGCCTCGCTGGTCGGCAGATACCGCCAGGGCACGTCGGTCTTGACCATCGACCGGGGCTCGTGGTCAACCGGGTTGGCGGGCAGCGTGCCCAGCTTGACGGCTGAACCAAGGACGGCGCCGAAGCGCATGAGGTTCCCGCGCACCGTGTTGGTGGCGAGTTCTTCCGCCTGCATGGCCGCGCGCCAGGCCGTGATGGCGGCCCTGCCGATGCGGTCGATCTGCGTGGTCTCGCCGAAGTGTGCCAGCGTGCGGGCCTTGGTCTTGCCGTACCCGTCCATCGTCTTGGCGCTCAGCCCGACCGCCTCGTGCTGCTCCCACCACTTCCACCATGCGGCAAGGGTCGGCGATTTGCTGCCGACGGAACGCGCCGTGGGGTTGAGCAGGTGCTGCCGCGCGATCTCGTCGCACAGGCGGTTGGCTTGGGCTTTGCTCAGCTCGGACCGTGAGCCGAGGCTTTTCTTGTGGCGCTTGCCTGAGTCGTCGGTCCACTCGGCACGCCAGTAGTCGCCGTTGATGGCGAGGTTTACTCGCATGGGTGCGCGCCTCGCTGGATGCACCGTTTGATCGCCGCGCGGATTTCGGCCAGCATGACGTTTCTGCACGGCTCAGCGCCTAGGGCGGCGACTGATTCTGCGGCAAGGCCGGAGTCGGCCCCAAGGCGGACCGCCAAGGCGCAAAGCTGATCGACGGGACACAGGAACACTTCGGTTCGCAGCAAGTGAAGATTGCGCCAGCTGATTTGATCAAGCTTTGGCATTGGTGGCATGCCGGAGGCCGAGCGTGTGTAGTCGAAGACTGTCCCACCAGACTTCAGGCGTCGAACGTATGGCTGCGGGCTCATTGGTCACCCCTTCCGCTTGGTTGCCGGCGGCGCGCTCCGTGCGGCGAGGGCTTCTTCAACGGCGGTGTTCAGCGCCTCCATCATCGTGACGCGCCGTTGATGCTGACCGCTGAGGGCGGCGGCGAGCATTTCCAGCTTGCGCTTCACGTTGTCTTCCTTGTAGGCGGCAACGGTTTCATACGCTGCGGCACGCTTGTCGGTGCTCGTCATGGCTTCTCCAATCTGTGCAAGGTTAGGCGGGCTTGTCGAGGACGATCAAGGCGGTGTGGACGCTGGTGCGGCGGAGCGCATCGGGCCGATCGAAAGCGTCTGGCGGAAGCTGCATGATGTACCCTCCCAGCTTGGCGAACCACTCTTGCCACTCGGTCGACCTTCGATCCGATCGGAACGTGGGGCCGACGCTGATGATCGACACAAGCCGACCGCCTGGGGCAAGCCACTCCCATGCCGTGCGGGTGTGCTCGATCTCCTGGCCGTTCTCAAACGGCGGATTCATGACGATGATGTCGGGCTCACAGGATTGGGGCTGCTGGAGAAAGTTGGCCTGCTCCACGCGGATCAAGTTGGCGTTGTCGAGGCGGGCCGTGCGGTCTTCGGCGAGCTTGGCTAGCTCGTGGTGCAGTTCGTAGGCCGTGGCGCGGACGTGCTTGGCGCCCGCGCGCCGTGCTGCTTCAACCGCGGCGAGCAGCAAACAGCCGGCGCCGCATGACGGCTCCAGAATGTGCCGAACGTCCGGCCCAAGGTCCGCGGCATCGGTCACGATCTTGGCAATGCTCGGGGGCGTCGGCCAGAATCCTTCGGGCTCGGCAAGGGCCATGCGTGCCATGCGGTGGCGCAGTTCGGCCTCTTGTTCGTGGGCCGACGGTGGCGCGCTGATGAGTTGGGCGAGTAGGCGCCGGGCCTGCTCCATCTCTCTGGCGCCGGCCAATCCAGCCCGCTCCGCGGCTTGATCCGTGGGCGTGCTAGTGTCGTTGCGCATCCACCAAACCACTTGATCGAGCGCGGTGAGGGTGACGATCTTGTTCAGCGGCCTCGGAATCGAGTTGGCTTCCACGCACCGCGCCATGGCCTCGGCGGCTTGGCGAAGCTGCTCCAGCTTCTTCGCGTCTTCGATCTGGCTGCTGACGATTCTGAGGCGTCGCGGCGTGATCCGTTGTCGGCTCGTGCCCGAGTTCATCAGGGCGTGGGCCTTGCGTGCGGCGTTAGCAGCGTGCTCGCGCCAGCGTTCGGCGGTGGGCATGGGCGTGGTTCCTGGTGGTTAGCGGTTCTCGCGGATGATCTCGGCGTTTATGCGGCGTTCAAAGTCGTCTTGCGCTGCTCGCGCCGCGGCCAGTTCTACGGCGTGCTCCGTGTGTTCTTCGGCTTGTGCTTCGGCGTGGTAGATCACCCATCGGCGAAGGTCTTCGGTGGTGTCGTACTCGTCGGGCCCCGGGGTGTAGCCCAAAAGCTGCTTGTGCATGGCGTCAAGCCGGGCCGTGTCGGCGGTGCGGGCTTCGTCGGCGAGCTGCTGGGCTGCTGCTGCTTCGTGCCGTGCCGTTTCGATTTCGGTCATGGGGCGAGTCTCCTGGTGGTGGTTACTTGGTGGCGCCTTCCGCCTTGGCGATGGCGGCGCGGGCCGTCGCGCTGATGTGGTCAAGCCGTTTGCGGGCGTGCTGCGCCGGGTCGATCATCGACAAGGCGCCGGCCTCTGTGATGCAAAGGCGCAGGGCCTTCAAGAGGTCGGGCGCCGCGGCCAAAAGGTCGGCGTTGGCGCGCACCTCGTCAATCCGTGCCGTGGGGCGTTCGTCTTTGCGGCCTACCCAAAGCGCCAGCGCAACGGCGGTGCCGTCGGCGGCGTGGATCTGGGCTCCCTGGGTGTCTTCGTTGATGCAGCTCCAAGGTTCCGGCGTGTGCTTCGTCGTCATGGTCTGAGTCTCCTAGGCGCCCGCGGCATTGCGGGCGAAGGGCGGGGCGTCGCGTGTCCGCGGCGCCGGCCTGGTGGTGTCAAGCGGTGGCCCAGTCGGTGCGGATCTGCTGGGCTCGGGCGATGGCGTTCGTCAGTCCAGAGCGAAGGATTCCGCCAGTGATGTCGGCGAGCGTGCCGGCGTTGGGGCTCCACGCGCCATCGATCACGTAGTCCAAATCCAGCGCCGCGCGCAGGGTCTCGGTCCTGGTCCTGCTCCGGCGGTTGCCCTCCCATGCAATCTCCGCGCGCCTGTACCAGTCGTGCGCAACATTCATCATGGCCCACGTCAGCATTTTGTGCCCTGCCGGCGTGCTCGCGCATGCGAACGTGTCGGGGTCTAGGGGCTCGTCTGCTCGGCACAGTCGATAGGCGGTGCCAAGTGCGGAGAGCGCCGGAGAATGTTCCTGCTCGGCGGCGTTGCACGCCCAAAATTCCACGCCGAAGCCAAGCTCTGCCGCGGCGGTCGCGGCGGTGTAGCCGATCACCGCGGCGGTTTGGTAGGCGTCTAGCGTCTGCCATGAGTAGCCGACAAAAGTGTTCATCCCGATTCGGACCGTGGGCATCGGGTGTCCGCGGCGGATGCTCAGCGCCCAATCCTCGGCGCGCGCGTTGCATCTGTCCGCGTCGGGCTCATCTCCGTCATCCGACCAAACGGGCCAAGCTCGGCGGGTCGTGTCGGTCAGCGCCGCGGCGACGGCGCCGGGGTCCGCGTGCTCGCGCAGGGCTCGGGCGAATCGTTCGCGCAGTTCGGCGGATGGCGTGCTCGTGGCGAGGGCCGTTCGCAGTTCGGGCCAGTCGGCGAATCCAGAGCGACAATCGGTGTTCGGGCGTTCGATGCTGTGCCGGCCTGCTCGGTCGTAGGCGCCGGGTTTCCACAGTGCCAAGGGGACATGCTCCCAAGCCTCGCGGGGCGAATCAAACACGGCGAGTTGGACGCGCCGTGGTCCGAGCCCTGGTACGTCGATCGTGCGGATCGGCGTTTCGGCGACGCGTTCAAGCCAAGCGGTAGACTCGGCGGCGCCGGGCTCATCGTCCGGGACGACGTAAACGAATGGCGGGCGTGTGGTGGTGCTCATCGCGTGGTGCTCCCGTCGATGGCCGCGGCCCAGAAGGACAGGGCGCGCGCTTTGTCGAGCGCCTGTTGATCGGCGCCGGCGAGGATCTGAGCGGCGGTCTCGTGTTGGGTCCAGCCGGCGGCGAGCATGTCCGCGGCGGCGGCGAACATGCGAGTAGTTACGTGCCACGTGGGCGCCCAAAGGGTTCGGAGCTCCCAAAGGTGCAGGGCGAGCGGTCCGGCCAAGCGCTCCTCAAGTTCGCGCCAGTAATCGACGCGCAGATAGCGGCCGGCGAATCGGTCGCGCACCGATTGATCAAGCCTGGAACGGGTCAAGGTTCCGCCCGCGTTGCCGGCGCCGGTGGTGTTGTCGGCGACGATGACGACCGTGTTGACGTGCCGGCGAATGACACGCCGCGCGGGGTCGTGGTGGCGGCCGATATGAAGCTCTCCATTGGCCAAAGCGTTGTTGACGGCGAGGGCCAAGCTATCCGATGCGCTCAGTTCATCCAGCAGGATGACGTGTCCGTTTTCCCAAGCGTGCACGAAAGCGCTTTCAGTCCAGTGGCCATCGGCCGCGGCCGATCCGTAGAGCGCCGCGGGCGTGGTCGTCGGGCTCACGGCGAGTTCGGTGTAGGGTCGATCCAGCGCCTCGGCGAGCGTGCGGGCGAGCACCGATTTCCCGGTGCCGGGCGGGCCGTAAAGCCATGCATTGCGGTTGCTGGGCGCGGCGGCGGTGACGATTCGGAGCAGTCGGGCAAGCTCGGGGCGGGCGTTGTGGATGGTGACGGCGGGGGCGTTGTGGTGCTCGATGCGCAGCGTCTGCGGGGCTCGGTTCTCGATGGCGTCGATGCGGGCGACAAGCTGGCCAAGGTGGTGGCCGAGCTGGTCCGCGGCGGTGCCGGTTGTCTGCTCAAGCTGGTTGACGCGCCCGGCGACAAGCCGGAGCGAATCGCGGGCGGAGTCGAGTTCTCCGGCCAGTTCTGCGAGCTGGTCCGCGGTGGCGCCGGCCTGCTGCTGAGGAAGTGCCGCGGCGACGGCGCCGGCGATGGCCTGGGCGAGTGCCGCGGGGTCAAGGGCGGGCGCCGGTGCGGGCGTGGGCCTGGTCCGCGGCGCCGGCGGCGCTTCGGGGCTCGGGGTGTCAACGATGACGGGCGCCGGGCTCGTGGTGCCGGCGGTGGTGCCGCGGCGCCGGTGAAGTCCGGGAAGTCCGGGGATAGGTTCGGCGTGGTCGGGTTGTCCGGTATACAGGGCGGTCATGGGGTCTCCTGGTTGGGGTGTTCAGCGGTTCGGGGTGGCTTGGTCCGCGGCCAGTTCGGCGCAAAGTGCGGCGAGGGATCTGGCCGCGGTGGCGCGGGTTCCTGGCTGCTCCTGGTCGCGCAGGGCTGAGCGGAGCACGTATCGGGCGTGGGCCCGGCGGATGTCTGCGGCGTTCTGGTCGGTTTCTTCCTCGGCGTTCTCCAGTTCGGCAAGCGCGACGCGTGCGGCATCGGCGAGTTCGGGCAAGCCGCGGCCGGCCGGCGCCGGCGTGGGCTCGGGCAGAAGTGGCAACGTGGCAAGCTCGGCGGGGCTTGGCGCCGGCGCCGCGGTGGCGGGCTCCGGCGTGGTGTCAATCAAGCTCGGTTGCGTGGTGCCGATGGGGCCGCACGGGCGGCCGGCTAGGTCAAGCTGTTCGGGGTGGTCTCGGTGCATGGTCTCGGGATCCTGGGCGCCGGCGGCATTGCCGGCGAAGCGCCGGGCGTCCGGTCTCCCGGGCGCCGGCGGTGGTTGGTGGTTGGCTCAGTCGAGTTCGATATCCGAGAGGCCGATGCTGCCGTGCAAGCTGCGCGGGTCGACGTCGCAGCCGCGGCGCTTCGGGGCGACACAGCACCAATGAGCCCAAGCCCGGCGCTTGCCGCTATACCGGAATCCGGCGCGGATCAGGGCCGCGCGGATCTCGGGGGCGGGCTTGTCGGTGAACGTCACCCATACCCAGCGGCCGACAAGCTCGGCCGGCAAGTTGTGGTGCTTGGTCCAGCGGACGACGGCGACGGTATCGGATGCTCGCGAGCATTCGGGCGCGGCGTGCGGGTCGATGGGTTGCGTGTGAATCCTGGTCATGGCGTGGGTCTCCTGGTTCTGGGGTTACTTGGTGGCGGGCGGGAAGTGGCAAACGCCGGCGCCGGTGCGCTCGATGCGGTCCATGCTCACCCAACCGCGGCCGGTGCCCGATTCCGGGCTCACGAGGAAGTCCACGCGGCCAAACACGGTTCGGACGTCCTCAACGAGGCAATACACGGCGACGCTGCCGGCGGCGGTCGAGAACGTCACGAGGACGCGAGCGCCAAGGGCCTGAGAAAGTTGGAAGACGGTCATTGGGGTGGCTCCTGCTGCTGGTGGTTCCGGTCGAGCACGCTGCCCGACTAGTTGAGTCTAACCGATATTCGGTAAGGTCAAGGCGTCGGATGCAATGTTTCCGCGTGGTTGCAAACATCCAGTGTTTTCCTTGGGTTATCGTGGTCGGGGTGGGCAAGGGCTCGCGAATAGGCTCAGAGGCTGAGCGGTCGCGCTGCCGGTGCTCGTGGTGCCGGCGTTGGTGGCTCGCGCGGTGGCGTTGGCCTGGGCTCGGTTGGTTCCGCGGGGCTTGGTTGGCTGGCGTGGTCCGCGGGCGGTGCCGGCGGTGTGCGTCCGCGGTGCCGGGCTTGAGCGGCGCCGGCGTCAAGGCAAACAGGCAGGGCTCGGGCGCCGGGCTCGGTCAAGGCACAGGGCCAGCGGCGCCGATCCCTGGCCCACGGGCAGAGGCGGCAAGCTCAACACCAACGGGCAGAGGCAGAGGTCAGGACGTCGGCGCGCACGGATGCGAGCGAATCGGCGGGGGCGGTGGTGCCGGGCTCGGGTGTCAGCGCTGACAGGCTCGGCGCCGGCCTGGTCGGCGGTCGATCGCCCCAAGAGCTGCCCCAAAGTCTGCGCAAGTGCCGACGGCGCAAGCGGTTGCGAGCGGTTCAAGGAAACGCACGCGCGGGCGTGTGCGGGCGCGGATAGGCAACGGGCGCGCGCGAGGGGGGGCGCGGGGGGTAGCGCCCGCGCGATCAGTCAACGACCCTCACAACAATCCGGGCTTGGAAATCGGGGGGTGCTGGGAATCGGGGGTGTCAGCGTCGCGTGGGCGTCGTCGGGCGGAGTAGACGAGGCTCGCGGCGTTGTGGCGGCGTCAGTTTCAGTTGGGAAGTGAAACTGGGGCCTGGGTCTGCGGGTGTCAACGTTGACAGTCACCAGCCGTCAGAATCCAAGGTTTGTTTGGGGCTGGACCCAGCGTGAGCCTGTGAAACTGTCTGCGCACGCGGCTGATTGGTGCGTGCGGCTTCGCGGGCAGCGATTCGCCAAGCTTCGGAGTGCTGGCTGGTGGGCATGTGCAGGCCGTCGGCGACGCCGAGGCGTTCGTGGAAAACGTAGGCGGCCTCGGGGTCATGGAGGGCTGAGGCCTTCATCACTGTCGTCTCCAGAACCGCTGGGTGCTTCGGGCGAAGTGCGGGATGTTTTCTTCTGGGGGCTTGAACCGTTCGGCCCGTTCGTCCACCCAGGCGGCGAGGGCGTTGACTCGCTCTTGCTCAAGCGAGTGTACCGCGGCGGCGTTGGAGGGGTCAATGTTGAGTTCGTGGGAGAAGTGCGCGACGGCGCCGGCGAGTGCGTCGAGCTCGTCGTCGTGCGGGAGGCTGGCTTGGTCGCGGGTGAACCGGGTGAGCTGGTACTGGAACGTCTCGTTGGCGGCGGCGCGAGGGTGGATGATGAGTCGGTGGGAGCCAAGGACGGGTTCGAGGGCGTTGAGGATGCGGGCTTCTTTGTTGCCGGCGGCGAAGTGGGTTTCGACGGACGCTGCCCACGGGTTGCCGTCGTGGGTTTGTGTGGGCTGGTGTCGGGCCACGGCTTGGACGGCGACCTGGAGCAGCGCGGCGAAGGCTTCGCCACCGCGGTTGGATTCGACGCGGATGAGGCGTGCTTGGTATCGGCGGGCGACGTTGGCGAGCGCGGCCATGTTTTCGTTGGTGGGTCCGCCGTGGAGTCCGCCGACGTCGTGGATGAACAGCATCCCGTTGAGGTGCGAGACCACGGAGGATCCGAGGGCGTCGGAGCCCATGCCGGCGGGGTCAACCTGCATGACGGTGTGGGTGAACCGGGCGCGGTCGGGCGAGTACCACGTGGGTCGGTGCCAGCCGTCTTCGCCGATGCCACAGGCTTGGAGCTCCGTCGAGTTTTCGATGCGGGTGGAGGCGTTGTCGGAGTCGCGGAGCCCCCAGTTGATCTGGGTGGGCGCGGTGCCGTGGATGCCCCAGTCGAACACAACGAAGGAGCTGAGCCGGAACGGGTATCGGTTGTGGTCGCCGAGGTTGGCGACAAGCTGGGACTCGCGGAGCCAGGTGGTCTTGCCGAGCGAGCGGCGGATGGCGATTTCGGTGACACCGAACCGGAGCGGGCAGGTTGGCTCCCCGGGCTTGGCCTGACCCGCGGCGAGCCTTTGGGCGAGCATCGGGGCGAGGTTGATGGTCAGCTCGTCGGCGGAGGGGTAGGCGATGGGATATGAGCGGACGTCCCAGCCTTGGTTGGCCCACTTGAGGTAGATGGTCTCCTCGTGCTTCGGGGTGCCGACGCCCAGGATCTCGACCGGATCGGCGGCTTCGCCGGCCTCGAACCCGGTGTCGTTGTAGAGGATGTTGGTGAACTCGTTGGCGTAGGTCAGCAGCTCAGCGCGGCTCTCGGTGGTCTTGGAGTTGGCCAGGGTCTCGATGTCGTCGGCGATGATGGTGTGGGCGCGGTTGCCTTCGAGCTGGCCCTTCACGCCAAGGCACGAGACTGAATACTGCCGGTTGGTGGGTGCGGTGGCGACGTTGAAGTACGTGGCGGCGTCCGCGTCGTCGACCGCGGGGGCAAGGTGCTGGAGAAACGGAATGTGGGCGATCCACTCTCGGATGAGCTTGACGGTCTTCTTCACCTCGTTGGCGGACTTGGAGATGATGAGGATGCGGCGGTTGCTGTCGCGGAGAAGCCGGAAGCAGGTGATGGTGGCGATGATGTGGGTCTTGCCGAACTGACGGAAGGCCAGCAGGCATCGCCGGCGGTTCTTGGAGCCGTCGGCGAGGAAGCTGAGCGCGTCCAGCTCAACCGCGGAGAGCGGGGCAACTTTGTCCAGGTGCTGATGAATCCACACGGCCTTGGCGAACGTGCGGACGTCGGATGCGAGGGCAAGGTGCAGGGGCGTGTGCATGGTCAGTCTGTGCCGGTGATAGGCAGGCTCTCATCGTCGTCGATGTCGCTGATGAGCTTGAGCATGTCCCGATCGGTGCCGGCCTGGGCCTTGAGCTGGTCAAGGAACTTGCGGGCCGCGGCGCGCTGGGTCTCGCGTGAGGCGTTGGTGACGCCGGCGTCTTTGACGTAGGCCATGACGACCTTGAGCATGGTGGCGGACGGCTGAACGCGCTCGCGCTCGCCGGTGACTTGGTTGATCTGTTCCTGGCCGTTCTGCATGATGTCGAGCAGGCGGGCGGCCAGAAGCTCGGCGAGTTTCTCTGGTGTGTTGCTCATGGTTGGGGCTCAGCGGTTGGGCTGCGGGAACGGGAAGTCCAGATACGTGCGAGCCATGCGCAGGTAGATGTTGTTGTTGTACGGGAGCGCCTTGAACAGATTCTCGCGTTCGCGTGCGGTGACGGGCTTGCCGGACAGGATCTTGCGCATGGTGGCCCAGTTGCCCGGGTCCACCCAGCGCGAGGTGAACTCGGCGGCTGGTCCCAGGAGTCCGACGGCGGCGCGATAGCGGTTGTCGTAGGTGCGGCGGTTGACGTTCTGGGTGAGAGGCGAGCCCAAGAGCGTGCCAGGTCCGGCGCCCACCGAATCGAGCCAGCCGAACGGGCGGCTGAGCCAGCCCAACATGCCGGAGTTTTCGACCGCAGCGTACATCATGCCGACGGGGTTGGTCTCCCACTGTTCGGCGGTCTTCTCCAGCGAGTTGCGCCCGCTGATCTCGTCGCGGACGGCCTGCGTGAGTGCGCCGAAGGCGATCATCATGCCCGCGTGGGTGATGAACTTGTCCCACGGCATCTGGGCGAGGCGGCGGAGCTTCTGGTCTGAGAACGCCCACGAGAAGCGGTTGAGGAACGTGACCACGAAGCGACCGGCCCAGCCTGCTTTGCCAAGGGCGAGCCGGGGTCCGTTGCCGACGCGAGAGGTGATGATGTTCTCGGCGGTGGTGATCTTGGTGAGGTTGGCGGTGGTCTGTGCGGCCAGCTTGCGGCCTTGCGGGGTCGCCTTCCATCCATCGAACCCGGGCAGCACGGGGTCTTTGCCGATGCGGCTCAAGAACTGGTCGTAGGTGTAGACGGCGTTGATGCGCTTGCCGGCGTGCTTGCCCATGTGCAGGGTGCCGTTGTTGTAGGTGTAGGTCAGGATCTGCTGCGCGCGGGCGTTGGTCAGTCCGTAGCTGTTCCAGCGAGCGCGCTCGTAGGTGTTCATGGTCTTGGTGGCCGTGCCGGCGGCGATGTCGCGGGCAGCCTCCAAGAACACCTGGACCTGGACGACCTGATCGAACCTGCGGGCGAAGTGCGTGAACAGGTTGAAGCCGGAGATCTTGGCGCCGACGCGGGGCAGGGCGTCAGCGGTGGCGGCCACGCCGGTGGACACTGAGCGAACCAGTCCGGGGTTGGACGTGAGCGCGAAGCTGGGGCCGAAGGCGTCCATGCCGAACCGCTGGAGATTGACGTTGGTGTCTTGGGCGGCGACACCGAGCGCCCACAGGTCGGCGTTCGATGAGGCGCGCAGTCCCTTGATAGTGTTGACAAGCACTTTGAGCATCCTGGGCCGAGTGATCGCCAGCATGGTGGTGTTGGTCACGTCGTTGATGATGGCGATGATGCCCGAGTTGAACAGGCCGGACAGGGCGAACGGCTGGAGCGCGCGGTCGGTCAGCCACGGGAAGAACTCGCCACCGACGGGCGACGACGGGTCGCGGCCTTCGATAAGGTCGAGGGGGAACACCACGTCGGTGCGGATGTTCTGGATCTGGTTGTTGTAGAGGTTGCTGACTTCTTCCGCGTATTTCGTGTAGTCAGCGCCCATTGCCGGCACGCTGGTCGGCGAGTCTGCGAACCGCTCGGTGGAGAGGGTCAGGTCTCGGAGCGATTCCAGAAGCTCGATGGACCACAGGGTCGCGTCCTTGGCGTTCTTGACGGGCGTGCCATCTTTGAGCGTGCGGTACTTCCAGTCGGAGTACGCGACGGCCATGTGCGAGGCCACGCGCCCGCTGAGGATGCGGTTGTAGCGATGCGCGAGTCCGGTCACGTCATCGACCATGAACTCCATGAGAAGCCCACGGGGCACGCGCAGCTTGCGGAGCCGTTCGGGGTCGGCGGCGGAACGGAACGGCGCTTCGAGGATGTCGGCGGTGCCGATGCGCTCGGCCTCGGTGGTCAGGTTTTTGTAGACGCTCTGGGCCACGCTGCGATAGAACGAGCCGCGCATGTCGGTGTAAATGATCCGCACGTCCGGCGGAAGGTCCATCATCCGCATGGCTTCTACGGCCTTGACGAACTCGGGATTGATCTTGTCGCCGATCTTGGGATTGGGCAGATTCTTGCCTGTGAGACGGCGGTACGCAGAGTTGAGCGGAGCACTGAACGACGGCGGCTGCTGACCCATGAGCGTGGGCTGGCCGGCGTTGGCGATGGCCTGCTGGTCCTTCTCGAACAAGGCCTCCGCCTTGATTTCGTTCTCGCGGATGTCAGCCAGAAGCGCCGGGTTGACCAGCTCGGCGCCGGGCGGCAAACGCTCAGCGGCCCCGGGGACCTGGTTCATGCTCTCGGCCTGCTCGAACGATTCGATCATGGTCTCGATGAAGCGCTTCTCGTTGCGCTGCACCTTGTCCACGTCGAACATTGCGGGCAGGTACCACTCGCGGCTGCTGATGGTCCCGGGCTCGATCATGCCCGAGTCTTCCATGTACTGAGCCATTTCCTTGAACATCTTGCGGTAGGGCTCTGCAAAGTCCTTGAGGATCGGCGGGAAGTTGGGCAGGTTCTGAGGCAGCTCAAAGCCCGCCTCGATGTCCTCGGAGATCCGGTACAGGTCGAACGCCTGCTTGGCGAGCTTCTGCTTGGTGATCCCGAACCAGTCTCCGACCTTGTTGAGCGCCCAGTTGTTGGTGATGCCGTCGGGCATGGCTTCGCCCGCGGCGATGCGCTTGGGGATGCTGTGGACGACCTGCTCGGCTTCCCAGTCAGCCTTCTGGATGAGCCCTTGCAGAATCGAGCGGTAGTTTTCGACTGACAGGTTGGTCTCGAATGTGCCGGGCGCTGCCGCCGATCCACGCTGGATGTCGGTGGTGCCGCCGAACACAAGGCGGGACAGGTCGCCCCAGAGGCTTGCCATGAGCGCCTTGATCTGGTCGGGCTTGCCGGTGAGCACGGCGCGGTTGGAGTTGCGCCCCTGAACACTGGTGACGCCCAAGACACGATTGGCCTGCGCCGCCAGCTTGTTGAGCGCCTGAGAGAGCGGGCTGCTCGGGTTGATCTGCTCGGGCAGGGCAGTCAGTGCGTTGGCGAGAGCCTTGTTGTTGAGCGCCGACAGGGCGGTGTAGGTGTTGGTGAACAGGACCTGCTGCGGGTGCTTGGTCGCGTGCAGCGTGTGCCCGGCCTGAGCGAACCGCTCTTGAAGGTCCAGAAGCAGCTTGTGGTTGGCGTCGCCGGGTCGGTGCAGAACGGCCACGGTCTGGCTGGCCTGCGGAACGTCTCGGCGGTTGCGGAGCACCGAGCCCGTGCGGCGGGTCTTGACCGAGGTGGCGGGGTACTGCTGGTCGAGCTTCATCAGCTCGGCGCGGCTCTCGTACCACGCGACGGCAAGGGGCTTGAGGTCTCGCGCCGCGGGCGCAGAGAAGGCCGGGTCCTTGATCGACGCGGCGCCCATTGCCATGCGGAAGTCGTCTCCCAGGTCCTCGTCGAAGCTCTTGGGCAAGCCCGTGGGCGACCGATAGGGCGCGGGCTCGGAGCGCGCCAGGTCGGCACGGTTGGCAGCGTCGCGGGCGCGGATGTCGTCGATCTCGATGCCGTACTGCCGCGCAAGGTCTCGCAGCTCGGCGGGCTCCAAAGTGCCGTCGCCCCACGCGACAAGGGCCTCCGTCAGTCGCGGGTCGCCTTCTGCTTCCAGCATCTCGGCGGTGTTCTTGATGGCGTCACGCTCGCCGATGGTGATGTCCGCGTTGTCGCCGTCCGCAGCGCCCTTGGCCGCGTACATCCGGCTGATGCTGTCTTGCAGCTCGCCGATGATCTCGCCATCGCCCAGCCTGATGGAGTCTTTGTCGGCGACGATCTCTCGCACCGTCCACGCGATCGGCTTCCATGGCTCGCCAGCCATGCCGGTCTTTTCTTCGACGACAGCCATGTCGTCAGTCCAAACGAGCCGGTAGTCCTGTCCGGCAATCTTGAAGGTGGTGCCGTCCGGGAGCGTAGTAGCGTCGTAGGCCAGCACCTTGCCCTTGAACTTGTTCTTTCCGCGCACGCCTTCAATCAGCCTGGCGTACAACGGCGCGATGGCATCGACTTCGCCGCGAACAAAAGTCTCTTTCGCAATGTCGGCGATGGCGTCGAGCGTCTGCTGAATGACCCGCTTCCACTCCTTCGGATTGAGCCCGCCGCCGGAGTAGCCCCTGTTGGTGTACGGGTTTTTCACCCCAACCTTGGTGGCGTTGAGCAGCGAGTTGGTGCGCTGCTCAAGCTTGACGGCCAGGTCAAAGGCTTCATCGCCGAACGCGGCAACGAAGTCCTCGAAGGTGTTGCGACCCCGGGTCGAGTCCGTGAGTGTGGGCACAATCCCCGTGCCTTCTAGGCGGCGCCGAAGCTCCGGCATGTTCTTTTCGGTCGCAGAAAAGACGTAGGTGAGCGCTTCGTCGGCGCCGGCAGGGCGAACCCCCGATCCGTCGTCTTCCACGCTCTTGACAATGCCGTCTAGCTGCAGGTAAATCGCGTCGGCCTCGTATGACGCGGCGTTCTTGACCTGAAAAAGCAGATCGGTCATCTTGAGCGAGATGGGGCGTGTCGGCGGAGAAACCTCGGTCGCCCTAGGCCTGTCAACGTTGACACCCTCGGCGGTGAGCAGGGGGTCAGAGGCGAACTGGTCAGGGAACTCGGCGGCAAGCTGCTCGATCGTCGGAAGAACGGGCTCGTCGGGCACGGCTGCCGGAGCTTCGGTTTGTGCAACCTGCACAGGCTCGGGAGTGGGGGTCGGCTCGCTGCTGACCATCCAGTCTTCGGGACGGCCCTGCGGCGCTGCGGTCGGAGCAACCCGCGCGGGCTCGGCGGCCAGAATCGTCATGCGCTGCCGCTGCTCGGCAAGACGACGATCAAGGAACAGCTCCTGATCGGTCAGTCGCTGAGCTTCGTTGGCGAGACGTTCAGGGGGCAGGATTCCGACGGGCCTGCCGTCCGCGCTGATGAGCGAGCGGGGCAGAAGCTGCGCGGCGCGCTCGACGCCAATCAGGGCGCCAGCAACGCCGCCACCGAACAGAGCACCGATGCCGGCGTTGGTGAGATCGTCTTGGAAGCCGCGGGGGTCCGCCGCGGGCATGAACACGCCTTGGGCCTTTTGAAAGAGCACGTTGCCAACCGCGGCCTCGGCTGCGTTGGAGCCGATGCGGGCGGCCACTGAGCCGGTGGCACCGAAGAAGCCCGGGATCAGGAAGTTCTCACCCTGCGCGATTCCGGCGGCCAACTGGGTGTACCACCGCGCGTTGTCGATGGTGCGGGAACGCTCGTTGTGCTGGCGAGCCCGGAACAACTCGTAGGTGAACTCGCGCTCGTTGCGGGCAAAGTCGAACTGGCCCGAGTCGGCCAGCTCGATGACCTCGGGGTCGTTGAACAACCACGGGGTGCGCTTGATGTAGTCCACGGGGTTGAAGCTGGGATCGGGCTGGCCGAACCAGTCGGAAAGCATCGACCGGCCGGCCAGGCTCTGCACGACCGTGGAGCCGATGCTGTTGAGAAACGACGCCTCCCACGCCTGAACGAACCCCGTGGGCTCCGTGCCGGGCTCCGCGTCCGGCGCGGGCTGCTGCTGCAAGGCAGAGCGAGTCCGCCGGTACTCGGCAAGCCAGTCGGCGTTGGACAGTCCAAGCGTGCTCATGGTGTTACCTCAGCATCAGCGGGAAGTCGAGGCGGCCCTGTTCCTGGGCCTGACGCCGACGCTGGCGATCGGCCATGTCCGTCAGCACCTGATCGCGGCGCATCTGCATCTGCCGCACAGCGCTGGCGTCAACGTTGGGCTGGAAGACGACAAGGTTGCCCTGCGAGTCATACACGTCCTCAGCGGTGAAGCCGTTCATCCTGCGGAACTTCCAGCCGATGCGCGGGCCAACAGTGTTGGGCACGGGCACCACGGTCTCGGGATCGACGCCGTAGTCTTCCAAGAACTTCTTGGCGGGCTCCTCGTAGCTGGTCGCCCACTGAAACGGCGCGAACGCCGCCGGCGGAATGTTTTCGATGACGTGCATGGTGACGTCGCCGTTCCACGAGACGCCAGCGGTCTGCGCGAACACGGTCTTCTGCATGGCGTCTTGAGCGGCCTGCTTCGCCATTTCTGTGTCGCCGAAGTTGGCGTAGTGCGTGCGGAAAGCATCGACGAAGGCTGCGAATGCGATGCCCTCGACCTGCGGGTTGACGTAGCTGCTCTGCATGTCGGGGTCGTCGCGCCACCAAGCGCGATCGGTGCCGAACAGGGCGGGGAATCCGTCGTTGCTGTTGATGGTGCTGCGAAGAAGCTCAAACACCGCGGCCTGTGCTGAGGCATCGAAGCCCTTTGAGCCAATGGCCTCGGCCAGAGCCTTGTCCGTCGCGTTGTTGCGGTAGTCCACCTTGTTTGTCAGCCATTCGGTCTGGCGAGCAACGGCGTCTTGGCGGGCGCGAAGGATGCCAGCGTCGTCGATGCCGGGGTTGGCGGCAATGGCCGTCATCACGTAGGACGCCAGTGGCTGCATTTCCTCGGGCATCTGGCTCACCATCTCGTGCCGCAAGCTGGGGCTCTTGCTGTCGAGCGTGGCAAGGAACCGCGAGGCGTTGACAACCGTGGCCGGGTCGGTGCTTGCGAAGTTGGCGGCCACAATCTGGCTCAGCTCTGTGGGCATGGCGGTGATCCCCATGGTCACCACGGCGGTTTCGAGCCGCTGCCAGTCGGGCACGGCGTTGTTCTGATTCACAAGGCCCTGCTCGCGGAACACGTCAACGACCTCTTTGCCCCACGCAGCCGGAATCAGCACGGCCCGATCGCCAGCAAGCGAACGGCGCACGGCGTCACGCTTGGCGTCGGTCTCGGTCTTCTTCTCGAAGAACCGGCGCATGGGCATGACGGTCTCGGCTGGAAGGTGCCCAAGCTCGGTCGAGGGCTTGTTGACGGCCACGTCGAGGCGGGCCGCAAAGTCCTCGGGCGTGATTGCGCCCTGGTCCACAAGCTGCCAAAGAGTGTTCTCGGTGTTGGCTCGATCGCGCCCGAGAATGGCCGCTTCAAGGGTGCCGGCCTTCTGGCTGCCAATCACGGGCTCAAGGTCCCTTGCAGCCTTGAGCGCCAGAGTGAGCTGGCCCTTGTTGATGAGCCCGTACACCGAGTCCGCGGCGGCGCCGGCAGCCTCGTCAGCCCGCCGACGCATCATCAGCGTCATGGTGTCGCGGGCCTTGTTCTGCTCGTCGATGAAGCTGCTGCGCAGCACCGACCGCGCCGCGTTGAACCGGCCAGTGTCGCCGGCGGTTGCCGCAGACCTCAAGGCGGGCACAACCACGCGGGCCAGAGCTTCCTCGCGCGTTAGGCCAAGGTCGAGGATGCCGCGCTGAACCGCCTGCTCCATGCCCTCTGCGCTGGTGGCGGAGATGGCCGCGTCCTCAAGGTTCTGAGCCAGGGACGCTTTCTGCTGTTCGGTGTCGGCGCGGATCTTGCCCAGCGTCAGCGAAAGCGTCTCGGGGTACAGGATCGACTCGTACTCGTCGCGCCAGGCCTCGTCTTGACCGTCACCGCGAAGTCCCACAAGCTCGCGTGCAAAGTCCTCGGGCGTCTGATCCTGTCGCGGGCGCAGCTTGCCGGTGCTGATCTGGTCCCGCAGCTTTACGATGTCCTCGCGGGCGGCCCGCGAAGCCATGCCGCGAAGGTAGACCTCGGTGGCCCGCTTCTTCTCGGCGTCCTCAGCGGACAGGCGACCAGCCACGTTGCCGACCTGTGCGGCCACGTCGCCCACAAGGCCCATGGCCCGCATCACCTGCTCCAGCTCGTTGGCGACCTGGCTCACGGGCGGAGCGGCGACCACGCCCGGAGCGGCCAGCGACTCGGTGAGACCGGGCGTGCCGATGTTGCCCATCACGTTGCGCCGAATGGCCTGCTCGCGCATCCCGCCTTCAAGTGCGGTCATGGATCAGCCCCTCCTGCCCGAGAACGGTGACGGCGGGTTCTGGATGGTCGGCGGCGACCACGGGTTGAAGTAGTTGCCGATCTGCATACCCGCCTGCCCGATCTGGATGCCGGTTGAGAAGCCCTGCAAGCCCCCGGTAAACGCGGCAAGAAGCGGGTTGGTGTACCTGCCGGACAGTTCGAGATTGGCTGCCGTCGCGCCCGACTGGATGCGGCGCTGGGTGTTGGCCTCGTTGCGGTTGATGACGTCCACGTTCCGCAGCGTGTCAAGGTCGATCTGGCGGGTCAGCGCGTCGTAGGAGCCCGAGTTGAGCGCGCCTCCGTCGGAGGCCACCACGCGAAGCCGGGCCTCCAGTGCTCGCGCCTCACGGATGCGCTTCTCGCGTTCGAGCGCGGCCTGGTCCCGCACCTGCTCCATTTGGATGCCTGCGGCCCGGTTCTGCTCGTCCTGAGCCTGGCGGATGGCCCGGTTCTGTGCCCGCGCCGCGGACGCGGACGTGGCGACGCCAAGGCCGGCGCCGCCGATGGCAAGAACAGGCAAGAGTCCGGCTCCCATGGGTGGTGCTCCTAGCCGATGCGCGGCGAGTACGTGAACTCGTGCTCGACGCGGGTGATGATAAACGGTCGGTGATCGACGCTGTTGATGGTTTGCCGCAGTTGGTCCACATTTCCACCAAAGTGGGCAATGAGCGATCCACGGCTGCTCAACACGTCGGACTGGAAGGTCTTGGTTCGCAGCGGCCGTCCGGTTTGGGCGCAGCGAAGCTGGAAGTGGCCCGAGCGTTCGTAGGTCGCCACCGCCTTGATCTGGCTGGTCGGGCTGTACGGGTCAGCGTTGCCGTTCTGGTCCCGGTAGTAGGGCCTGGTCAGCTCGACGGCAGCGGAGAACGCCCGACCGATCATGACAAGACCCGCGGAGTAGTTGCCGGTGGCCGTCACGGTGTTGTCGGTGGCGCTCAGAACGGGGATGGCGGTGCCCGAGCTTGAGCCAAACGCGACGCCCAGCACGATCCGGTTGAGCCCGGCTGCCGGCGCCGGAATGGTCCACGTCGTGACGTTGGTGGCGGGGTTGTAGACCCCTGCGGCCTCCACGCGCCGGTCAAGGTGGATGGTAAATGGGAAGTCAGCGGATGCCATGGTGCTCCTTGACGTGGACCCACCACATCTTTGCGTCGGGGTTGGTGTAGTCTCCGAGCCAGTCTGATCCGAAGTGGTCGATGACGGCGGCCCGCACCTCAAACTGGTCGATGTCGTGCCCGCAAATGATGCCGCCCGGCTTGGTGAACGCGCGAGCGGTGAAGATGTCTGCGGCGACGTGCAGGTAGTCGTGGGCTCCGTCAATGAAGGTCAGGTCGGCGTGCCCGCCCATGATGCCAAGGGCTTCGCGCAAGGCGTTCCGAACGCATCGGATGTTGTGGCTGGGCTTGTCGACCACGATCACGCGGTCACGGAACGGCTGCATGTTCCGGTGAAACGCTGCGCTGACGTCGCCAGCGTCAGGCTGAACGCCTGCGCCGTCGGTCCACGTGCCCGAGAAGTCGTCCACGCACACGATTCTCGCGTTTCCGGCGGCCAGCATGGCCGTGGTCGAGCGACCGTGGTAGCTGCCGATTTCGATGATGCGCTTCGCGCCGGTCTGGACAACGCCGCGGGCAAGGATGCGAAGCTCGGTGTTGGTCATGAGCCCTTGGACGGCCTCGGCGGCTGCCACGGCGCGATCAACTGCGGCCTCAAGCACGGGCAACCTCCCTGACGGCCAGATTGGGCAGCGTGTCCATCGCGTTGACGCACTGGCTGAGCACTTCGCCAGGATCGAGCATGAGCAAGGCGCGACACTGGTAGTCGCACGCCTTGCGGTATCCACGCTCGCCAGCGAAGTGGCATCCGACGCACGAAACTTGATCGGCGGTCACGCGAAGCTCGCGGGCGTTCTCGGCGTGCGTAAAGATGTTGCTGGTCGGACCCATGATCCCGAGCGTCGGTGTGCCGATGGTGGCGGCCAGGTGCGTCGGCCCGGAGTCGTTGCCGATTACGAGGTCGGCGTGCTGCATCCAGGCGGCAATCTGACGCCAAGAATGGCCCCAGTAGGCAAACGGGAACCCAAGGCCGCCGTCACCGCGGCCCGACGGATAGAACGCGGCTGTGGACACGCCTTCGGCCTCAAGGCCCCACGCGAGATCGAGCCAGTAGGCCATGGGCCACGTCCGCACGGAGTATTCGCTGAACGGGAACAGAAGCGCAAGCTTGCGGCGGCCGGCACGACGATCCTGCGCGGCGCGCTGGGCCCACTCTGATTCGGGCTTGGGCGCAAGGAACGGCGGGCGGGCCGGTGCGGGCGGCTGGTTGTCCACGCGAGGCCACCAGACATCAACGCGCCGGCTCTTGCCGCGGTCGATGCGGAGCTCGATCTGTTGGTACGCGGGGAACGCCGCGCCCAAACGGATGCCGCGCTCATGCTCGGGGGCGGTGTTCTGCTCGGAGCGTGGATCAACGACCTGGCCGAGCATCTGGAGAACCTGACGGTGGTTGTGGTTGTTGGCGTAGTAGTCCACTTTGACGCCGCGGAATCTGAGCCCTTCGGCGATCCACGTGGTCGCCACGGCATCACCGATGCCGCCGGTGTCAGCCCAGAATCGAATGTGCATGGCCTAGACGGGGTCGCCCGTTCCGCCGGTGCCCGAGCCGGTTCCTGCGCCGCCCGAGCCGGAGCCCCCCGCGGGCGAGCATTGCGGTGTGATGGTGAGTGTGCCCGAGAACTCGTAGCTGGGTGTGCCGTCGAACCTGTTGCGGACCTTGTAGCCCAGCGAAGCCAGCGTGCTGGTCACGATGTTGGTCACGTCGGCGTACTCAGCGACGAGGGGCTGAACTTGCGGCAGGCGGCCCCAGGCGGTCTCGAACAAGCCAAAGAAGCCGTGAGTTTCAAAGTCCATCGGGCACAGAACGCGGACATTGACGGCTTCGTTGACGGAGCCAGAGCCACCAACCAGCACCGTGCGCGTGCGCGTGTACCCCTTGAGTTCTCCGATTTTGCCGCTGACGCTGTGCGAGTAGCGAACGTGCTGAACCAGAACAGGCACGCCAAAGTCGTCGGTGTCCCACTGCTTGAGGTCTTCCGTGGCCGTAAGCGTGAAACTCCCTTTGTTGACCGACAGGCTGGTGTTGCAGCATGACGCGATCGGCGCGGAAGCCACGCCAGTGATGAAGTCGGCGTCGAACGGATCGACCACAGCCACCACCGTGGAGCATTGATCGGTACACGCCACACCCGATCCGCTGCCACTCCCAGAGCCGGAGCCTGCGCCCGAGCCCGAGCCGGAACCCGATCCGCTGCCCGAGCCAGAACCAGAACCTCCACCGCTGCCGCCGCCTCCACCCGTCCCTGTGCCGGTTCCCGTGCCAGTGCCTGTTCCCGCGCCTCCGCTCGCTCCAGAGTCGCCGCCGTTGGTGCCAGGAAACGGCGTCGGCGTCGGGCTTGGGATGATGTCCGTGATGGCGTCAACCGTCAGCGAGCCCATGGCGAACCGCTCGATCACCCACTGGCCCAAGCAGGTGTCTTCGACGAGCATGTAGATGTCGCTCTTGATGGTCGCCAAGTCGGTGACGCGGTAGCACGGCGAGAACGTGAACGTCGTCCACGCCGATTGGTCCTTCCTGATGCTGGTCCAGAACGCCTGATAAACGTACAGGACCGTCGGCGCCGACGTCGGAAGCACGAACACGGTGTTGTCGTTGCTCACCGAAGCGATGCGACGGATGCCCGTGGGAACCAGCCGCTCGACGTGCGCGGTCACGTCTGACGCAGCGTTGGACGCCTGGGCTTCATCGAACAAATACTCGAAGATGGTGGCATTGCTCTTGTTCAACGCCGGGAAGTAGATGAAGTTGCCCATTTGGCACGGGCGCACGCCGCTGATGGTCTGGTACGAAGTTGTGGGCGTGATGGCTGCGGTGCTTGGAGTCAACGCCTCGGGCGCGTTTAGCTCGAACTGCCGCCCGGTCTGGGTGAACACGATGAGCGCCTTGCGGAATGGGATCACGTGGTCAACCAGTGACACTTCTTCGGCAGAAAGCGTCCGCTCGATCGGGTCGGAATCCACAAGGTCTTCGGCGTCGTCGATCCAGAAGTTGAACAGGTCGTCAGCCTGCGAGAACGCGAGCTGTTCGCCGCCGGCAAGCACAAGCCGGTCGCGGTGGAACGCGATGTCCTTGATGGGCGTCGCGCTTGACCACAGACGGATGGGCGGGTTGGTGTTTTGGTCGCCGCTGGTCCGATCGTTCCACGTGATCGGCGAGACTGTAAACACGGCGGGGCTGGCGCCGACGCCGATGGCGGTGCGGCGCATCTGGATGGGCAGCGTGCTCTTGTCGGGGCGCGCGCCGACCTGGCCGGACGGGGCAACGCGAGTGAACTTGCCCGCGGCGGTCTTGAACCAGAACCCCTTCTTGGCAACGGCGGAGTCCGCGTTGGTCTGGTAGTACTGCCCGATCGGATCAGTGGCCGCGACCATGGCCTCGTAGTTGGCGTAGGCCAGCGACACCACGTAGGTTGGAGCGTCGAGGATTGCGGGCGCGACCTTGGTGTTGACGATGATCGTGTAGTCGGCGATCGTCAGCAGTCGTAGATCGTCAGCACCAGCGCCGTTGGCGGAGAGATACGCCTGCGCAGTCGCGTCGATGTTGACCGTGGCCTCGGGGCCGTTCGGCCGAAGGTCCAGAACGCGGAGACAGTTCGAGCCGTACACCACCAAATACTGCTCGTTCTGGTCGCGGTAGATCGAGTGCAGGCGGAAGCTCCCACCACGGCTCAACCCGGAAGTGAGCGATGCGCTGGCGCCTGAGCCAGACCCAGAACCAGCGGAGAACGTGGGGTCTACAGCCGCACCAAGACTTGCGACAAACCATGTTCCCGCCCTCTTGCTCATGCCGTCCTTGACCGAGAACGTCGTGTTCACGGCAGAGACGACTTGGTTGGTGAACCGTAGGTGGTCAGGCTGCTGGCTGATCCCGCCGAACAGGCTCGAAGCGACCTGCTTTAGTTGGTCCCGGGCCATGATCCCACCTGGGTGCTGTCGTCCATTCGATCGCGCCCGCCGAGCATCTGCGCGGCAGCGTTGGTTGCCAGCACGTTGGACGGCCCGGCCTCGTTGTCTTCGCGCTCGGCCTGCACGCGAGCCGCTGAAAGGCGCTGCGACAGAAGTCCTTCATCGACGATGCCACGGCGCTTGAAGCGCTGGAACGTGGCCGTGGCGTGTGCCACAACCAGATGGCTCAGCCCGTTCGGAAGACTCTCGAACGGAAGCAGCACGATGGTCTTGAGCGTCACGTCCGCCGTGAACGTGGCTGTGTCGTTGTCGAAGTCGTAGAGCGTTGAGCCCTGCGGCGCCAGCTTGCGGTGGGTGTCGGTGTGCGCCGGGATTACGCGGATCACGTTGGCCGGGACGGTGATGGTGCCGGAGACGGGCGAGTAGACGCGCTCTGGTATGGTGTTGCACAACCAGCCCTCAGACTGGACCGTGAGGTTGTCTTCGTCCAGGATCTGCTCGGCGTCGCCGGCGTCGGTTGGCTGGCCGGTTTCCAGAGTGGACGGCGCAGACTCGCCGATGGAACGGAGCATTCGGCGGATGGCTTCGAGCTTGGTCACAGGGGGCCTCCACGGCGCAGTTGAATGGGACCAGTGCGGGGCGCGTGGGCCCCGGCGGGAAGCTGATACAGATACCCGGCGTTGATGCTGCGAAGGCGGAAGTCGGCGATGGCCGCGTTGATGAAATCGTCTTCGCCTGCTGCCTGCTCGTGCAAGCTGGGCCAGTCGCCCAAGCCCGTTGAAGCCGTGCCTCCGCGGACGCGGTTGCCTGCCAGCAAGCAGTTGAGTCGTCCGCTGGGGTTGGCGACCGCCGTGGTCACGTCAACGAAGTAGTTGTTGCAGACCACGCCGCCTTCGTCGAGACTGGCGTTCTGGAAGCGCACGCCCTCGACAAAGCCTCGCACGGTGTTGAACAGGAAGTCGATTGGCCCTGAGTTGGTCCCGCGCAGCTCGCACGCGCCGATCGCCGAGCCGCCGCCGATGAACTGGTTGTACGCCACCAGGTCCGCGCCGTCGCTGCTGTTGGGCGTAAACACGCCACGGGAAAGCAGCGTGGTCAGGCGGCAGCCGAGCACGCGGGTGTTGCCGCTCTGGCTCTGCACCGCGCCGACGTTGCTTGTGACCGCGTCCGCGCTCGACGCGTCGCACCGAAGGTCGCAGTTGATGAGTCCCGAGGCGTTGCCGAGACGAACGGCCGAGGCGTTGGTCTGGAGGCCGACCACGGTGTTCCGGACATCGCAGTTGACCATGTACGCGGCGTTGCTCGTAAGGTTTACGAGGTTGTTGGCGACTGCGCCCTCGATCCTCACGCAGTCCACCACGAGATTGGCGACTTGGAGATCCAGATTGTTCCCGCCGAACTGCAACACCGGGTAGCGCGAGGTGTCCAGGGGCCCGAGGCCCCCGAGCGTGCGGCCCAGGTACGCATCGCTCACGGCGTTGGCGCCCGTCGGCGGCGTCTGCCAGTAGCCGCGCAGGATCACCGGAGATCCGTTCTGGGCCGTGATCGTGCGGAGCGTCCGGAAGGCGTTGATCGTGTAGGTGCCGGCCTTGATGAGCACCAGGACCCCGTCGGTGGAGCTGGGGTTCAGGCCCGCCCCGCCCAGCCCCGCGCCCGCCGCGCCCGTGGTTGCAAAGAGCACCTGATTGATCGACCACGCGCCGGTAGCGCCGCCAACCGTGGGGGTCGTGCCGTCGCCAAGACCGTCGGCGTTTTGGTCGACATATCGAACGAGAAGGGCCATGGTTTACTCCAGGTTGTTGGCCCGCTGAATGCCGCGGAGTTCGCCGACGGCCCCGTGGATCATCACGGCTGCGCCGTTCAGCGCATCCGACGTGCCCTTGTTGATCTCAGCGATCTCTTTCATCTGCGTCAGGTGCGCTTGGAGAATCTCGTCGCTGGCCTTCTTCTCGCTGGCGCGCGACTCGTCCGCAGCTTTCTTCTCGGCGAGCCTTGCCGCTTCGAGCTGCTTGAAGGCCCAGAACCCGACCAGCAGAATCGCGCCGGGCGTGCCGAGCGCGCCCAGAGTGTTCACGAGAAACGTGGGGTCCATGCCCGCGGGCGAAACCATCACAGGCCTCCAATCAGCTTGGTGACGATCTCGACGATGCCGGGATAGCTGGCCTCCAGCGCCTTGACCTCGGCCAGCCGCGCATCGCGCTGCGCCTCGGTCATGCTCTGCCAACCCGTCACGAGCACGCGGGCTAGCGGTTCGAGCGCCCGCGTCGGTTCGCTCGCGCCCAGCGTGATCCGCAGGTTCTTGACCATCAGCGCCCGCGTCTTGGGCTCCACGCTGATCTGATCGGCCTGGATCGTCGAGTCGGTGGCCAGCACCGCCGCGAGTGACCCGAACTCGGCCACGTGCCAGTGGATGCCCTGCACGACGCCGCTGCTCAGGACGCCGCGCGCCTCGCTCTCGCTCAGGGCGAGGTAGCTGGTGGTGCCCGCGCCCCCGGCCTGGACGTTCGCCCCGAGCTCCGCCGGGGTCACCGTCAGGGTGTTCGTCGCCGGCACGCGGACGCGCGTGGCGTCGGCCGTCTGTTCGATGCCGGGACCGACCGGCGTGCAGGCTGTCAACGTTGACACCGCCAGCAGAACAGAAACACAGGAAGCCTTGTGAGTGCGCATGGTGGTTTCCTTGGTTTTAGACGATCTTGGATTCGAGCACTGCCCCGGTGACGCCAGTGCCCGCCAAGGCGGTCTCGATGCCGACGATGATCTCGTTGCAGCCGAGGCAGTCCACGGCGTGGAGGGTGTGATCCACGGTGGTCACGTCGTTGGTGCCGTCCGTGGCGTCCGCAGCGTCGGCGGCGATGGTGATGCTGAGGTTGCCGGCGCGGTTGCGGAGTCGTTCCCACGCGCCCGAGCCCGTCCGGCCGAACACCGCGAACGTGGGATTGGTGACGCTGAACGGAACAGTGGCCCCCGCCGGGTACCGCAGCCGGAACAGGATTGTGGTGCCGATGTTTTCGGACCGGCTCATGATGGTGGACCGCCCCGTGTTGAGCTGGGCCGCGGGGTTGGTCACGGTCGCCGCGTCCTGGGTGGTCGGCAACGAATGGATCGGCTGCCAGCTCGACGTGACGGAGCCGGCCTGAACAGGCGGAGCCTTGGTTTGCTCCAAGAACGTCACACGCGGGAAGCTGGACATGGGTGAACTCCTGAATGAACGGAAACCCCTGCCGGGGCTTTCGCAACCGGCAGGGGTGGATGGGAGACCGAATCAGGACGCGAGACGGCAGTACGCGATCTCGATGGTGCCCGTGAACCGGAGCGGCGTGGTGGCCGTGATCTGAGCGTCAGCGACGCCGACGTTCAGAACGAGGCTGTTGGTGCCGCCAACCGCGCCGGCGGTCGCTGCCACGCCCGTGGCGTTGCTGGTGACCGTCGAGGCCGCCAGCGTGGCCGAGGTGGACGCCACGAGGTTGGCTTCTGTGCTGTCCAGCGTGTCGTTGCCGGTCACTGCCGCCGTGCCCAGCGAGTGCTTGACGATCGCCGTCGCGCCGATGCCGGCGCCCTGCGAGGTCAGCGTGAACTTCTCGACCGTCGGCAGAAGGTGCAGCACGCCGTCGGGCAGCGAGCCCAGCGTCAGCGAGCCGATGCCGCCGTTGGCGCCGCCGGAGTCGGTCACGGTGATGTCGACGTTCGTGAGCTGGAGGACCAGCCGGTTGTACGTGCCATCACGAGTCTGAGACACGATGGACACGCCACGCTCCGCCGCCGCCGTGGGCGAGCCACTGGCGACGGTGAAGACGTTGGCGCGCGCGAACGAACTGTTGCGGTCCACAATCGAGATCGTGGACGGATTGAGCTGAGTCATTCTTGTGCTCCTTGTGGTGTGTGCGATTAGGAGACGGTGGTGACGTCGATGACGCCGAGCAGCCACGGGTGCATGACGCCGAAGCCGGCCTGCATGTGGGCGTCGAAGTACCACGCCTTTTGGCGCTTGATGTACTCCATTTCCGTGGTGAGGTTCTTGTAGATGGCCGCACCCAGCGGGTACATGCCCGGCTCGCCCTGCGCCACGGCGATCACCGCGGGCTGGCCGTTCGCGCCGCCCGGGGTGTAGTCGCCCTGGTACTTCGCCAGCGCGAGGTTGGCGTTGGTAGAGGTGTCCGGGAACGGGCCGCCCTGAGTCTCGCCGTTGACGAATCCGAGGACGCGGAACCCTTCGACCATCATGATGGTGCGGGAGTTGAGGTCGTTGCCACTCTGGTAGTCGCTGCTGAACAGCGTCGAGCCGCCGGGCGTCGTGGTGGCGGACGGCGTGCCGTAGACGAACCCGTTCTCGCGGGTCAGGACCGACCGCAGAGACGAGTGCAGGAAGATGCCGCGGCCTTCCGCGGGCACGTTGTCGTAGTCCATCAGCTGAGCCAGCTCGGCGAGGTTGTCGATGAGCCGGCGAGCGCCGATCGGGGTGGCGGGGAACGCCAGCGCCATGCTGGAATAGCCGCCAACGCGGACGCGGTTGCCGCCGTTGTGGATGTTGATGCCGTTCTTGTTCACCGCCGCGGCGCGAGCGCCGTTGACCGCGATGCGGAACAGGCGACGGTCGATGTAGCGGATGGTGCGGGCGCCGAGCTTCGCGCCGGTGTTGGAGGTCCACGTCGGATCGGCGATGTTGGTCTGATCCTCGCGCAGCTTGCGGTGCGCGACGATCAGGTCGTCCGCGGTGATCGTGCCCTCGTCGAACGCAAACGGCTGGCCTTCGAGGGTCGCCGTGCCGGGCGCGAACGGCTCGGGCTCAACCGCGTCGCCTTCCATGATGAACTGGAACGACTTGCCCATGCTGTGCCGGACGTTCATCTTCTGGATGAACGGCAGGTTGTAGAGCACGGGACGCTGACGGAACGCCTCAACCACGGACCCGGTGTAGACCTTGTTCGCCATCGCCAGGTCGTCGGCGCCAGTACCAAGATACGCAATGGACATGATGCTTCTCCTTGGAAAGACAGGCTGCTCCCGTCTCTGCCAAGGTGTCTGTCACGTCCTGCGGGCCGGTGGTCCGGGTATCCGAAGGCGATCAAGGCTTGTCAGACGTAGACACGCTGCGCGAACACCGCGCAGCAAAAAGACCCCGCGCGCGTTTCCGCGCACAGGGTCCGGAGTGGGGGGCGAGGCTTGAATCAGTCGTCGCTGCCGCCGCTGATCGGAAGCGATTCCGGGTCGGGCTTCTCGATGGGCACGTTGCCGCGGCGTCGATCACGCCTCACGTTGATCGACGGGGCCTCGAACTGGGGCTCGGTCGGCTCGGAAGGCTGGACGCCCGTGGCGCCAGCGATCTGAGCCTTAAGCTGCGCGATCTCCGCGTCGCGCTTGCGGATTTCTTCGTTGGCGTGGTCGGTCGCCTGCTGAGCCTGAGTCTTGGGCTTGGGCGCGTTGGGAATGAGCTCGATGAGTTTGCCGATGGCCTCGGCTTCGCTCGTGCCGTAGGCGACCGCGTAGCGGATGCCCGTGGTGAGGTCGATGGCCTCGGCCTGCACGGCGTTGAAAATGCCCTCGGGAAGCTGCTTGTCGGCGATCAGGCGCTCAATGCCGGTGCGAACGCCGGCAACGCGGTACGTGGAGTTGTACGTCTCAAGAACGCCGATCTGGTACGGGCTGGGTTGGTATCCCATGGTTGTTCCTTAGCTGAACGTCGCCTCGTTGGCGGCCTTGATGGGGTCGAATCGAGAAGCCGCCTGACGAAGTGCGGCCAGAGCTGTGGGGTCGTTGCCGGCGCGGCGCGCCAGGTTGGCAATCTCCGAAGCAGAGACGGGCGCGGACGGAACAAACCCGGCGCCAGTCAGAAGCGGCTTGCCGCCAGCGGTGCCGGTGGCCTGCGCGTACATGCCCAGAAGCTCCTGGAACCCCTGTCGGTACGTCTGCACGTTGCCCAGCTTGGCGTTGAGTTCCGAGCGTTGCGCCGGAGTCAGAGCCCCAGAAGCCCATTGCATCACCACGTCGTACTGCTGCTGGCCGCCAGCGGCAGCAACCACGGACGCCAGAGCGGTCTGGGTGGTCTGTGCCTCAACATGGAGATGGTAGTTGACCATCTCAGGCGTGATGCCCGGGTTGACCTTCTGGATGGCCTCGTACTTCTCGGGGCTCAGCTTGCCGTTCTCGACAAACTCAGTCAGAAGCGCGGCGCCGTCAAGGCCAGCGGCCTTCACGATCTCCGCGGGCGTGGCGGCTGCGGGGGGCTTGGGAGCCGCGGGATCGGGAATCGTCGGCGGCGTGCTCGCCGTCGGCTTGGCCGGTTCCGCGGGCTTCGCGGTTAGCCTGCCCAACATGGATTCCAGACGCCTGTACCCAGCCTCGGCGGCCTTGGCGTCGGCGAACTTGGGTGGCTCGCCGGGCAGTTCGAGCTTGCCGTGCAACTCCGTGTAGCCCTGCATGAGCGCTTCGGGCGTGGCGTACTTGCCGGCCAGAAGCGACGTCGACGGCTCGGGCGGAGGTGTGGCGGTCGGTTCGGGGATGGTCGGGGTGGTCATGGAACGCTACTCACGGGGAAACGCCCTGCTGAGTCGCCTGCGTGGCGACGGCTTGGGCGAGGGATTGCACGGTTGCCGTGGTCGAGTCAGCGGCTACCTGAGCGGCCATGGCGCGGTCGCGTTCGGCCTGCACTTCTTCCTCGGACTTGACCAACCCGGGCGCGTCGATGCGGGCCGAGCGCGCCAGGATGTCCACAAGCACCGACGTGTTGAGACGGGCCAGGGCCTGTTCGCCAAGGGCGGCCACAGCCTGCGTGAACGAAATGGCGCGGGTCGCACGCTCAGCCTGTGCCAGCGCCGATGCGCCAGTCAGGATCTGCATGTCGGCAACCAGCTCGTTGATCGGTGGCATGAGTCGGGCCTTCACCGCCTGAAAAACGGCGCGGCGCAGCATCGGGATCTGCTGCTGGTCGGAGATGTTCGCGTACACGCCTCCGGTGGCGCCTTGAAGTTCCAGCGCGATGCGCTCGATCTGTGTGGCCGTCACGCGCTCGCCGGTGGGCTGCACCGCGGACTCCAGCAGGAACGACCGCGCGATGCGGGCCTGCAACGAGCCCATGATGTTGGCCAGGATGCCGAAGTCGCCACCCTTCTGGCTCTGCCACAGGGCGATGTCCTGCACCTGACCGCCGACCACGCGGCCACCAAGCACCACGCCGCCGGGCGGGCTTTGGAGGTCGCGCGTTTTGATGTTGCTGGCCTGGTCCTTGAACATGAGCACGAGCGACGCCACGTGCGCGATGTCCAGCGAGCGCTCGGTCATTTCGTTGAACGAGCGAAGGTCGCCGATGCACAGGTCCACGAACCCGCGGCCATAGTGCTGGCCCGGCGCGATCGAGTAGGCCGTCGAGAAGAACGGGCTGATCGCTGGATCATCGACGCGCTCGGTGAGTTCTCGCCCGTTGATCTCCTGCGTGATGAGCCATCGCTTGCTGTACGGCTGCCACTCGACCGCGGTGTAAAGCGGCAGCACGCGCTCGGCGTAGGTCTTGCGACGGCACGCCTCGATGTCGATGCCGGCGTCTTCCGCGTCCTTGGGGCTCAGCGTCAGCGGATCGACCTTCTCGCAGATGGCGTGCATCACCACCTCGCCAGCGTCGTCGCGGGTCGTCACGTACTGGTCGCGGCGGAACACACGGATGCGGAAGTCATCGCGCATGTGCTCCAGCGTCTCGCCGGTGACAAGGATCTGCTCAAGCGCCTGGCGCTTGCGGGTCAGAAACCCGCTGGGCAGACGGTCGCGCATGTCGTGAGACGTGCCGGCGCGCTCGATGAGCGACGCCACCACCTTCTCGCACACTTCCAGGGTCGCGTCGAGCTGGCGCATCCGCGCGACGTGCTCGGGCGAGTTGTCGGTCAGAAACTTCTTGGGGATCGTGAACGTGAACCACGGCTGGCCCGGCGGGAACAGACTGAGCAACATGCGGCCAGCGATGTTGGTGAGGCCGGTCGTCCCAAGAGACTGGAAGCTCTCCGGGGTCTTGTCGTCTTCGGTGTAGTTCTCGGGCGGCAGCACCATCGGGTTGGTGAGCAGGGCGCAGAGTCTGGCGCGCTTGAGCACGGTGTCCCGCAGAGCTTCGCCCTGGCGGTACAGGTCCGCGATTCGGGCTTGGCCTGGCGCGATGGCGTACATCATCCGGGGATGCTCAATCCGGTCGAGTTGCGGTTGCTGTCGGGCGTGCTCGGCGGCTCGATGAGCAGCGAGTACCTGCCTCGGCGGTTCTTGCGAAGGTCGCGGCGCTGCCGTGCCAGCTCAGAGGAGTTGGTCGTGTCCTCCGAAGGCGGCGGGGGAGGAGGCGGGGGGGGATCAGGAGATCCGCCCCCGAAGATTCCGCCATCCATGTGTGCCTCCGTTCACTGCGGCTTGCGGGCCGCGTAAGCCATGTGCTCAACCAACTCGCGCACGCCAACCAGCTTGGCGTAGGCGAGTCGCCCGGCCTCGGTGGAGACTTCCTCAACGCTCGGCATCCTCTGCGGATACAGCGCGTTGAGCAGGTCCACCACGCCCTCAAGCGTCGCCTGCGGGATCTCGTTCCACGCGCGTTCGTGAGTCGAACTCTCCGATGTCATACCCCTGGCTCCTGCCCCAGTCCCACAACGCCTGCGGCGTGGTGACGTGACGAGGAACCTCGACACCCGACCACGCCAGATATCGCTTCGCCACGGCCACGCAGTCGTTGGACGCGACGCGGCCCCGAGTCAGCCACGCGGCGAGCGTCCGCCATGGCCCCTTGTGCCCGACCTTGACGTGCCCGCGAAACGCCAGCGGCCTCGGCATCGGAACCACGATGTACGTCAGAAGCGCCGGATGCCTGACCACGTAGTGCCGGTATGGAAACCACGCATCGCCCCACGACGTGATCTCCAGCACGGCAAAGCCGTCAGAAAGCGCCACGTGTGTCGGGTCGCCGCGGCCCAGCGTGCGAATCAGCCATGGGTACAGCGTGTTCCGAAGCCACCAGTGGGGCTTGCGAAGAACGAACGACCACCAAGGCCGGCGAGCCTTGCGACGCTGCGGCGGATGGCTGGAGAACAAGAGCACGCAAGCAAACTTGCTCGCGGCACTCGCGCGATTGGTCATCTGCGAACGGGGACCGCTGATCGCTCAAGGCTGCGAACAACACCGCGCCTGCGACGCAGACGGCAACACCTCGATGCCATGTTCAAGCACCGACCATTCAACACACCCGAACGAATCTCACCGTTCGGGCGCGAGCCAGGAGACCAGTCCAGGCATCAGAGGGTACCAGACCCATCCGTGACCGTCAAGCCCAGTGTTCATGGGTAGATCCGGGCGGAGGGAGACCCCACCGCTTTGGATGAGGTCTAGCCGTGTCCACGGGTGAGTCCGGGCTTTCGGGTTGCTTGCCGTTGAACCATTTCGGCTGGAACATCAGCCCGCTGCACGGCAAGTTGAGCGCGTCGTCGGTGCGGCGGGTGTCAACGTTGACACCTCAAGGCCCGGCGGCGGCCACGGGTAGGGTGAACTCCCGTGGTCTTAGTCTTCTGCGCCTCGTGCGACGGCAGGCGCTTCCTGTCGCTGTCCCCTGGGGGCGTTCGGCAGCGACGCCGAGAACTGGTTGGGAAAGCCCCGCGTCCGGTGTGTGGCAGACGCGAGGCCGCATGGGGGAAGTGGCTAGGCGAAAAAGTAGAGGCTGGAGAGGACGCTGTTGATGTCGAAGCTCCCGCGCTCGGGCGGTTGGGGCAGCTCGATCCCGGTGCGCGAGACCTGCTGCTGTCGCCAGTCCGCGAGCACGTCGTGGCTATGGAGATCCACAAACGTTCTCCGGATGGTACCCGACAATGCAGGCATGTGTCCAGCCGTGGTCCAGAAAGAATCATGGACGGCGGCAAACGGCATCCCCGCGTGGCCGGCCTCCAGCGCCGTCAGCATCATGTGGGTCGCGTCGAGGGAGTGAATCAGGTTGGGTCCGATGGCGTCCACCTGCTTGCCCTTCTTGGGCGGGGATGTCTCCGCGTGCTGGGCCAGCTTGATGTTGTGCCGAACGCACTCGATGGCAATGCTTGGGTGCTTCTGCTGGGGCTGAAACACCGGGAACCCAAGCGGCGTGGTCCATTCGATGGGCCGGGCGTTCTCGGCGGCCATCATGGTCCGCGCGCATCCCAGAAGCCAGTCCAGAATGTTCTTGGCCGCGGGCCCGAGCTGCCCCACCGAGTCCAGCACGAGCTTGGTGAGGTACTGCGCCGTGGCGTAGCGCTCGCGGACGTTGGGCAGGCCGTCCGCAAGCTGCTCGGCAATCTGAGCCGCGGCGCCGTGGCGCGTCACGTTGTACGTGTACGTCATCACCGGCTGCTTGACCACCTTGCGGGTCAGGAGCGGCAACGCTCGCACCGCGTTCACGTAGCCCTCGCGGGCGTCGGCGTACACCTTGGCCTTCACGATCTCCAGGCAGGCGGTGTAGATGTCGGCGGGTCGGTCAGCCGGGGCAAGGCAAACCGCGGCGGCCAGCCCAGAGTCTCGCGCCAGCGCCGCGTAGTGCTGGAGTCCGTTGCAGGCCCCGTCCACGCGGACACAGGCGTTGCCCGAGCCGTCTTCGAGCGCGTAGCACGCGGCGAGGAACTGCCAGGGCTCGTCGGCCTGATGCCACCATGTGTTCTTGATGGGGTCGCTGGTGACGCGATGGATCTCGGATCGGTGCTGGTTCACCCAGTCCACGCGCTCCGCGAACGGCACCTTGTCGATGCCGAAGGCGTTGGCGACGGAGACGTGCAGCCAGAATGAGCCGTGCTGCCCGAGCGGGGCCTTGTCAGCAAACTCCAGCAGGCCGCGCGTCAGGTCGCTGCGCTGGTGATTCAGGTGAGACGGGATCGGGTACGCGCGCCCGCGGTAGTCGAGCTGGTGCGGGAACCAAATCATCGGGCGGTCGGCCAGGCGGTCGGCAATCGCCAGCGTCAAGTTGAGGCGCCGGCGCTCACCCTTGATGCCGATGTTCTGGCGGTAGATCGTCGCCGCCGTGTGCCGCCACTCTCGATGCTGCTCGTCGGTGAGCCCCGGCGGCCTTCTCGGGATCGTCAAGTCCTCCGCGGGCGGAAGGTCCAGCACCGAACCGGCCTTGCTGAGCTGCTTGGCGACGTCCAAGACACGGCGGTTGATGCGCCAGCGAGTGCGGTTCAGGACGTTGATGGCGTCGTACACGCGCTCCATGCTGGGCGCAGACCGAAGCCGGCGGCGTTGAAGCGTCGTGCTCTTGGTCACGAGCGGCGAGCGGATGCGGACGTAGCCGCCCGACACGCCGCGGTTCGCCAGGTTCTGCTCCCACGCCACAGGCTCCACCACCATGGGCAGATACAGAGGCCGAAGTGATTCTCGCAGCGTCAAGCCATTGCCGACAAGCGCGAGGCAGTCGTCGGTCAGCCGAACAATGCCGACCTTGCCGACGCGCCCGCCGCCGGTGCGGGTGCGCATGTGCGTCAGCACCAGCCCGGCCACCTCTTTCGCGTCCTCGCCGTCGCCGATCCAGAGTGTGGCGATGTCGAGCATGGACACGAGCAGGCGCCAGCCCACGTGGATCTCGGCGTGAATCGTGTGCAGGCCGTCTTCAAGGTCGAAGCTGCGAGCCAGCTTGTTGACCCGCGCTGGCGTGATGCGCTTGGCAAAATCCACGAGCTTCTTCCAGTCCTCCTGGCGCTCAGACTTCAAGACGTTGGCGTGGATCTCCGCGAAGACCGCGTTGCCGATGATGCGCGCAAGCACCGTCCGGCGGATTCCAGCCGGGCAAGTCAGAAGCTCGTTGAACGTGAAGTTGAGCGTGATCGCGGCCAAGGTGTCAGCGTCCACCATGGCGATGACGGGAGCCCAAACGTCGGCGCCCTTGCCGATCTGCGCCTTTGGGCCGGGCCGCTTGATGAGGCGTTGAAGCACCTTGATGGACGAGACCATGGCCGGGAACCAGCGTGAGATGATCTTGGCGGCTGGCGGCAGCGATGCCGCGGCGTCTCGCTTCATGGCCTGTTCGACCATGGCGCGATACCGACGCACGCCCTCAGCAACCGCCTCCGTCTCAAGGCGGATCTGCTCGTCGTAGGCCGACCCTTGCAGTGCTTCACCGATCAGCATTTCGCGCCTCCCACACCAGCTTGCTCAGTGCGTACCAGTCACGGATCATGGAGTCCCAGGTAGATCCACAACTTTTGACAGTGACAAACCCATTACCGTTCGGGGCGTGCCACTCATCTGTCACGACAATCCACCACGGCACCACCCCCTCGGGAAAGCTTGCGCGTGCGCCGTCAAGAGTTGCAGGAAAGGGGTCGGGATCGGTACCATTCCACCCCACCCGCCGCCTGTGCCAGTCTTGGAGTTCGGAGAGGGTCATGGGTTGTCCTTTCGGCTGAACATGGCTTGCAGAAGATACACGAACCAAAGCGGAATCAGCCCGAGCCCGTCCCACCACCGCGTCGGGTCTTCGTCAAACTCGGGATCGAC